ACTAGGATTTTTTTCTGTAGAAAGTTCTGATTTTATTTACAATGGTATAGATATATCAAATCATAAATTATTAAGTGTTGTAAGAGAACATGGCACAGATGGAGAGTACGTAGAGTGCAGAGAGTTAAGTCCTGCATATTTTAGAAAAGCACAAGATACAAACAGTATGTTTGCAGGAACAGTTGATTCTCCTGTATTTACAGTTAAAAATAGTAAAGTTCATGTTTTTCCTGCACCATCATCTAGTCCTAATGCAGTAAAATTGGAAACAGTAAATTTTCCTACAGTTACAGCTACTCAAACCGATATAAGTCAAACAACAGTTACTGATGCGACATGCGATACTACCGATGGTAGTGCAAATGTAACAATGGATAGCACTGCAAATATAGAAGTAGGTTTTTCAGTAAGTGGTACTGGAGTACAAGCTGGAAGTGTAGTTCAATCAATTACGAATAGTACTACTTTTGTACTATCAAAAAATGCTACAGCTTCTAATTCAAATCAAACATTTACATTTACTAGTGACAATCTACCAGATTCTATAGAAGATGTAATTGTATTAGGTGCTACTGCAAAAGCAATTCAATATTTGATGGCAAGAGTAAGAACTTCTTTACCATCTACACCAACTGTAAGTTTTAGTGGTATAACTGCGCCAAGCGCCCCTAGCCCACCAACAATATCATATTCAGGTGCAAGCTTATCTAATGCTGTTAGTACAGCTCAAGATGATATAGCTGGTGCTGTGGACCCTGTTTCAACTGCTCAAGATGCGTATACTGGAGAAATTGTTTCATTTTCTGACACTACATGTGATACAACAAATACAGATGCAACAGTAACAATGGATAGTACGTCTTTATTGAGAGTTGGAATGAATGTAACTGGAGCAGGTATACCAGCAAGCACAACTATTGCATCAATAACAAATGCAACAACCTTTGAATTAAGTGCAAATGCTACGGCAACTGCTAGCAATGTTACATTAACGTTTTCTGTAGACGCATCAAATGCAAC